ATTTAGTATCTAATTCCATTCCATAACAAGTCCTGTTTGTTTTTTCACAAGCTATTAATGTTGAGCCACTACCTAAAAAAATATCTAATACTATTTCATTTTTTTTACTACTGTTTTTAATTGCTTTATGTATTAATTCTATTGGTTTTGTTGTAGGGTGTAATTTACTTTTACTTGGTCTATCATATAACCATACTGTATCTTGTGAATTATCTCCATAAAAATTATGACTTCCTTTTTTCCAACCATAAATTATAGGTTCGTGTTTCCATTTATAATCTTTATTCATACTAAAAGTAGAATTATTTTTAACCCATATTATTACACTTGATAATTGAAAACCTGCCATTTTAAAAGTTTCTGTAAATGCTACTCTTTCTACTTCTGAATGAGTTATATATATACAGCTTCCATCTTTCATAAATAAGTGCATATTAGAAAAACAACTATTTAAGAAATGGCTAAAATCATTTAATTTATCATTTTTAATCTTGTCTCTATATCCTGTAAGTTTTCCGTTTATCTTTTTTATTCCACCTTCATAATCTACATTATATGGTGGGTCTGTAAATACCATATCTGCCTTTTCTCCATTCATTAACTTTTCAACATCACTTTCTTTTGTGCTATCTCCACACATTAATCTGTGATTTCCTAGTTGCCAAACATCACCAAGTTTTACTCTGCTTTCTTTTACTTCAGGTATATGGTCATCTTCTGTATTGCCTTCTGTGATTTTATCTATGTTAATATCTAAATCAATATGCTTAAATCCCCAATCCGTAAGTTCTTCTATATCAAACTCGTTAGCCAATATATCCATATCAAAGTCCCCTGTGTTTTTATTCAATCTAATGTTTAATTCTCTTTCTTCTTCTTTTGATAGGTCTAGCATTACACACTCAACCTCTACATATTTAAGGTCTTTACATATCTTTAATCTTTGATGTCCACCAATTACAACATTTCCATTTTTATTGATAATTATAGGATCAACAAGACCAAACTTTTTAATTGATTCTTTTAAGTCCTTATATTGTTTACTGCTAATCTGTCTAGGATTGTATGATGCAGGGTTTAAATCTTTAACTAATTTACTTTCTATTTTCATATCGTTTCATTGTTTTATTGTATTCTATCATAGCATATATTTGATGACATACTAATTCTAAATGTTTTATTTTGCAGAACATATTAAACATACTATCTGCTTCTGCTTTATTATGGCAATCTCTACACAGTCCCATTAGATTCTCTATGTAATCTTTATTCTTTGATCCACCCATTCCTCTGCTTTCTAAATGGTGTATGTCAACAGCTCTATCTTGCTGACACATTTCACACATTACGAAGTCCTGTTCTCCATAATCAAAAAAATCCATATATACCTTAGTATGTTTCTTCAACTTTTTCTTTTTTATTAATCATATGTAAATCATCTTTTAATGATGACACTATAAAGTTGCCATTACAATAATGACACCTGCCTTTTTCAATAGGACATACCCTAACACATCTAAGGCAGAATCTAAATATCTGTTCCATTGTCATTTATTTTACAACTGTTCTTATATACTTTTTCTAATTTAGCTAATGTTTCTTTTACACAAGGCGTACAGCTTGACCTTTTCTTATTAGCATTAAATACTTTATTATATAGCTTAATCATTATATCCTGGTCTTGTCCGTTTATTCTGCCACCCTTTATTCTAGGTAATACTGATTCATAGATAGATAATTCATCTTCTGTAAATGGTCTAGCATAAGGGAACATTTGATTTAGTTTCTTCTTACGTTCTTCACAGCCACAATCATCTCCTAGTATCTTCTTAGCTACTTTGTCTATTCCTGTAGCTTTTAATGCTTTTTCTATTGAATCTCCGAGTCCTTTACTTTTTGTCATTTTTTAGTTTTTTTAATATGTTATCTTTAACTTTTTTATTATCTATCATATCTAATAACTTGTGTACAGAATAACTTGCTGCTTCATTAATTTTTAAATCAAATCCTTCTTTAGTTCCCAATACATAAGTTTTTCCTTTTTCATCAGAAAATGATACCATATCATACTTTTTAATTAAGTCGGTATTTGCATTTTTTATAGCTCTTATTATTCTACTCTTTTTCATTTAATAAATACTTTTTTACGTTAGTGATTGCTTTATGTAAAGTGTTTCTGTTTATCTTAGTTTCTTTCTGCATTTGGTTCAAACTAAAACCTTCTCTATAATATATTTTAAATACTTCTGCATCAAACCAATATAGGTCTTTTAGCTTTTCTTCTATCCATTCTAGCCGTTCTTCTACTAGCTCTTTGTCTTTTATAGTGTATTGGGTGTTGTCAGCAGATAAACATTCTATTGTTGTAGTGGTATGATATTCGTAGTATTTTTTATACTTATAATAGTATCTGCTTGTTTTAGAGTGGTATTGATTAATCATAACTCTAACTACATAAAACGTCATTTGATTCTTTGTGATTATTTCGTTAATTCTATCTTGGTCGCATTTATAAAGTTCTTCTACTACAAAACTAAACAAGTCGTCATTACCTTTACCACTAGTGATATTATAAGCCATATCTTTTAGCTTATGGTAATTCTCAATAAGATACTTGTCTAACATACTTTGATGACTGAGGGTATATTCATCTGCTTCATTAAGTTATACTCTGTAACATTTAATTTAGATATTTCTATCTCTGCTATATTTTCAAATCTTTGCTGTAGTTTCTTATAAATATATTTTAATATATTTTTATCTTTTTTCAAATCTCGTAATATAAAACTAAGTTCAGCACCACTATTAAATAAAATTATAAACACCCAGTTGTTAGTATCTGTGTAATCCCAATGCAATCTTTCTGATCTTGTATTAAAAAATGTAGGTTTAACTTTCAAAATAATTCTTTTTGTATTGTGGGTTTATAGCTAGAATCATATCTTTTGTTTTGCCCTTTTGGATATGGTTCTTCCTTGTATTTTAATTCTTTTTTTAATTCTCTTACTTGTTTTTTGTTTCCTGTAAAATATATGTATCTATGTTTTTGTGGTCTTTCTCTAATAGCTAAATCTTCATACTTAACTCCTTTTTGTTCGGTTACAGATTTGCTATGTCTGTTTGGATTGTTTATGTCATATCTTTCTGTTCTTTTAGCTGAAAGTCCTGTATATGTCCAATTAGTTGCTTGATATATATATCCATTATGATTCATTGATGTATCAGCATAACTAACTATTATTAATTCTTTTTTTAATAATTTTAAACAACTACCCACAAAATAACTTAAAACATTTCTTTCTAAATTATCATTTACACATAATCTGTTTAATTCTAAAACTTTATGTGAATTATGTTCGCCACAAACACCAACACACAAAGCTCTAGATGGTGGACTACCTAATGTGCATATTCCAATTAAATTATCATCAAATAAACCAAACGCATAACTAATACTAGGTATTCTTTTAGCATAGTGTTTATGTAATAGCCATTCTTTACATAAATGTTTAGCTATTGATTTAACTGTATACTTTTCTTTTATGCTCATTTTATATATCCACTCATATAAGTTTCTACTATACTAATTGCAGTATCTAAATCATAACACACTTCTGCAATATATTCTTTTTTTCTCAATAGATTTATCCAAAACCATTGATGCTCTGTAGGTTTATTATAGCCTACTTTTAACTCTAAAGCCAAGCCATGCCAATACTCGTCTGATTGATATTTTTTTATTGGCTCATAAATTATTATATCGGGGATTCCCTTTTTATAACCTGTTGCTTTTGCCTTATTTCTTTGGCTATGATATTTCTGATACTGTCCACCCATAGTAGCACAATATAAATATCCCTGTAAATCTAAGTATTTACATACTGCTTTTTGTAATTGATATTCTTTCATATACAACTTTTTAAAATTTCTTTACATAATTTACTAGGAACAATACTTCTTTCATAATTACCTTTTAATCCTTGTGTTCCTGTTCTTGATCCTCTTGGAGCTGCTGCGTGACAAGGCATACCATTTTTACACATTTGTCTTGGTTTCCATTTATCATTGTTAGTCCATATATCTGTAGGTTTCATCCTTCTCTGATTTAATGGTATATCTAAATCATACTGACAATAAGTTACAGTATGTCTTATTCCTACATTTTGCATAAAATCCATCTTTCTTAACAATCCTCTAGGATTTTCTATATAAAAATACTTGGGTTTTAAATAGTTAATAATATCTAATGTTTTTTTAACTATTTCTATTCCCTTAACACATTCTTTAGTTTTAGGAGTTCTATCTTTATTCCAATGATGATAACAAGATGCTATTGAGAATGTAGTGCAAGGCGGACTTGCCCAAATAATATCTGGATTAAATGGAATTTTAGAAACATCAAATTGTAATATATCACACACATAATCTATTTTTTCAAATTCTTTATAATCACTTGTAAATGTTTTTATTCCCATTTGTTCAGCAACCTTACTAAAACTTCTTGATCCTGCAAATAATTCTAATACTTTCATCTCTTTTTATTCCAAACTATTCCTGCGGTAGGTGTATATTTAGATGTCCACCCTAAGCTCTTTAAATGATTTTCGTATTCCTTTTGTTTTTCTATATCTAGCTTTTTGTATATATAAGCATCATAAAAATCAGGGAATTTACTCTTAGCCGTTTTATTAAATGATGAATTTGCCCATCTTGATAAACGTCTTGATAGATGCCAAGTTCTTTCTAATTCAAATCTCATCTTACTTTCTGATTTATTAGGTTCAGTCCAATAGTCTATAAATGCTTTTTTATCTTCATTACTAACATCTTCTATTGATTGGACAGAATTTTTAAATTCTGCTAATCTATATTCTATTGTTTTATTTACTTTACTTTTACTATTACTTATACTCTTATTTACTTTACTAGCATTGCCTTTGCTATGCGACTGCATTGCGACTGCATTACTCCACCTTTTAGAAGCATTCTCTTTAGCTTTATTTGACTTACTGTTTATCTCTTGTATATGGTCGTTTAATCTTCTTGAATAAAAACAACCATCTTCTAATACAAATAGATCAAAATCTTCTATAACTTGTTTTAATATATGCTCATCACATTGTAAGCCATAAGCTAACGGCTCGTAGTCATTTACGCATAGTTTATTCTCCTCTACAAATAAAAGTTCTAATACTGCCCAGAATATGCCGTATCCTTCATAACCGAGTTTGCTACGCATCCTAATTATTCTGTAATCGTTTCTTGCTATTGAATCGTGATTGAAATAAGTTTTTTTCATAAGTTAAGTTTTAAAAAGATAGGACTTGTGCAAAAGGAATATAAACATATAAAACAAGAAAAAAAACACAAGCCCTATCAGAATTAATTAAAATGGAGCATTATCTACTAAATTAGCAATTTCTTGCTCAACTATAATGTCCTTTACATTTAAAGTATTAAAAAATTTATTTTTCCACTCATTTGATTTGATATAAAATTCTATTGTAACAAATCTATCTACCTTAACTTTATCTTTATGCAAATTTATTTTTGTTTCTCCAAAAATCTCAAACTGATGTTTGTGGTTAAAGCCACTATCTGTTTCTTCTATAGTTATAAGCATTTTCTCAAATGTTTCTCCATTTTTAGTTTTTATTTCTTCCGTTTCTTTCTTTAAAATTTTACCTCTTATTTTATACATATCTATTTATTTTATTGATTATTATTTCTTTTAAATGATTCGCTTTCATCTTCGCCAAATACTCCAAGCTCATAAAATCCTGCTAACTTCAATACAGCTCGGCTCATAGCTCTTTTTTCTGCCATCTCTATTACATACCAAGAGTTAGTATTTCCTTCTTTAAATGTATTACCTTTTAAAGCACTACCAAATGTTTGTACAAATTTTTCATCTGTTATTTCACCATCTGCTTTAACTACTGCAAAATGAGGTTCACATTTAATAACTTCATATGAACAATAAATTTTTAAATTAGCTTGTATCTTTTCAATACCGCTTCTTGTAATTATAGTGTAATGTTGATGCTTAAATACATCTTCTTCTGTTAAATTATTTTCTACAAATAATCTATTTAAAATATCTTTTTTATTCATCCTATTTATCATTTAAATTTAATATATCACTTAATCTATCGTATTCATCTAATCTAAATGATCCGACATTTTTAAGTTTTGACAACATTGTAGGGTAACTCATACCCATAGCTTCAGCGAGTTCTATCTTATTTACCTTGTGGCTAAACATAGCAAACTCTATAGCTTCTTTACGTTTTTTATTCATAATTATACATTTAAAATTATAGCACAATAATAGTAAATAAATTTCATATACAAATAAATTAATTTAATAGTTATTAACATTCGTATTGTTAATAAATAAAAAGAATAGTTAATTTAATATAAAGATTATTTTACATATATTTGTTGTATTAATTTAAAAAACATATAAAAATGAATAAAGATATTATACAGTTAGCTTTACAATCTCTAAAAGTTTCTTTAATGAAACAAAGGATAGATGATAGAAATAAAGGCTATGATGATTTAACTTCTAAATTATTAGAAGAAGTTATAGAACATCAAAAAGAATTAGATGAAATAGAAACACCTGACGTAATTAAATTATATAGCAATGAATAAAACAATTAACTTTAAGTATATAAATACCTCTACTAAGGAGGGATTAAAAGAAGCTGTAGATTTCCAAGTAAATAATCCAGATTGGAAACGAATAACAGATAGTTTAGCATTAACTTGGATTTATGAAAAAACAGAATAGTATTATGAATAATTTTAATTTTAAATGGGGTACACATAAACAGATTCTTTATGATTACCTAAATGCAGGAAACACAATTACAACTAGAGATGCTATGATAGATCTTGGAATAGGGGACTTACAAGGCGTTATAAGGGACTTAAAAGAAGCAGGGGTATATATAGAAACCACAGACAAGAAAGTCCCTACAAGGTACTCTAAAAAGGACGGTAGCACTAAGTATGCTCATATAAAGGAATATGCTCTTAGTAAAGTAGGATGTAATGTTGATACTTATAATCTAAAGACGGATGAAGAACAAAAGGATTGGCAAGAGTTTTTAAAGACACCAAT